TTCCTCATACATTTCTATAGGCGGATCGAATTGATCGTCTCTAACAATTATTTTTGAAGCGCCTGTAGCTGTTTCTTTAACTTTATATACCTCATTCATATAAGTTTTAAAATTAAAGTAAAGTATTTGCACTACATTTTGGTCTCTGTTGTTATTGTAGTTACTCGTACCATTGTCCCATACTCCATAATTTTGGGCTCCTTGCTGCTGTATTTTATCCAGTTGATCCTGTGTTAAGTCCGGAAACTGCTTTTTAAGCTCGTTTAAAGGTACGAATTTTACTTCCCCTACATAATATATATCTTGGAAATAAGGGTCCTCTGTATATGAGTATATTAGATAAGCGGGATCAACGTAGTTAATTGTTAAACCCTCGGATTCTGTAAAGTTATTTTTAACGGCTCCAATACCGAGTGTGGTTAGATCGTAGTAGTATCTTTTTTTAGTCAGTTCGTATCTATTGCCATCAAACATGGTATTTAACGCTTCCTCTTCCGCTATTTCTATGCCTTGCTTATAGCTAAGTTGCATATGTAGGTCTAGCTCTTCTTCTGAGTCCGGTAACATTTCCGGCGGGTTTTCAAACAAATTGATCCCAAAATTTTCTTGAGCAAAAGTATTTAATTCTTTTGTTTGTAAGTCCCTAATTATAGATTCTAGGTAAGCCGTTCTTTTACTAACGCCGTATGGGTCTTGTGAGTATGCTGATAAATCAAACGATCTATCTGAAATACCATTAACCACTATATCTACAAACTTAGACAATATAGGTACAATTTTCCAATCTAAATTCAAATAAGACAAATCCCCATTTATAGAAAGCTCATCTTTATATTTTTGTATAGGCTGTTCCCCCCTAGCATATAAGCGTAGGTTATGGAACGTATTTTGGTTACTCCTGTATCTAGTAGTCCCGGAATTGCTGGTGAACCATTCATTTTGAATAGCCCTACCTACTTGCAAGCCGTAATCCTGACTCATTTTTTCTGCGTCGCTTACAACTTGACTTGGGAAAAAACTATTTACTACTCCTTTAGCCATATTATCATTTTATTATTTCTGATGTTGATCCGTTTTGTGCATATTTTGCAAATCTTATATTTATGGGTTGCTTTTCAACTATTGCATTAGGTCTATATAAATCCCTATTGCAAGCCATAATTGCTAGCCCTGAACTAATAGCAGCATCAAATTTTGTTCTATTATTTATATCAAATCCAGCCCAGTCCCGTAATGTATCATTAAAATACATACTACCATAATTCCCACTTTCTAATATACCAACGTGGCTATTTATATACATTTCTATAGCAGCAGCGTGAGACTGCTTCATATCTTCACTTGAATTCGGCACACCTCCAACTTCTTTTTCTGTTGGAGATAATTTATTCCATAATTTGTCAGGTCGATTCATTGCATACCCGCGATAACCCCTTCTTTTAAAATAGTATAAAAGTCTAGGTTTGTTATTTTCACACAATATTGGCATACCATAAAACACACAAGCCATTAAAACATCTTCAAAAAAGATTTCAGCCGTTTGTGGCCTAGCAACGTACTCTAAAAAGAATGTACTGGGTGGAACATCTTCCATGCTAAACTTAGTAAGCCCGTGCAATGCTCCTTTAGACCCCTTACCATCAGTGGTACCTGATATATCATAACTATCACACCCAAACGCACCTATGTGCTCATTACCTGGATGTTTTAATCCATTTTTAAATACCTGTCTATTTTGCAAATTTAAAGAAGGTACCCATGTTATTAGGAATCGCCCTTGTGGATTAGGCGAAAACAATACAGTGGAGTCTTTAACCCCATTTTGCCATTGAAAACTACCTCTTGTAATAACATTGCTATTATCCAAATCGTCATTATAATCTATTTGTTCGTATATTTTAGCCAAATTAAATATACTATTTTGAGCTTCATCTCTAAAAGCGTGTTCCTCTGTTCTTGGGAATTGCCTGTAATACTCGTTTAAAGCGTCCTGGTCGCCCTTTAATCCATTAGCTTCATTATTCCAGTGTTCTATAACTCCGATGCTTATATCGTCGCCGTTGGGGCCTTTAGCGGACTCTTTAGGTGTATCGAACACCGGCAACCCGTATGCGTCAATAAAACCTTCATAATTCCATTCCATCGGTATAAACAAAGAATACAACCCTGAGCTAGTTTGCCCGTTAGCATTTCTTTTGTTTACGTCAGAGCTATTATATAGCTTTTTAAAATTACTCCCACCTTTATCCAAAGCATTAGAAGTAGATCCCATTAAGCATTTACCAATAATCCTGCTACCTAGTCTTAAACAAGTTTTTGTTACCCTCCAGTTGTTTAATATATTATTAGGTCTTTCCCATTTTCCGCTTTCATCGTGTACTAATAGTTTTAATTTTTCACCATCATAAGCGTTATCTCCGGTATTTTTCCAGTCAATAGTTGTATCTAGCCCAGTAATTATTTCAATCTTAGTATTACCATCTAACTTACGCCTTGTAAATTTTGAAGCAGGTACTCTATATGCTAACTCCGTCTTTGGACGGTCCATACCGTCCTGTATTGGTTTAAAGAAAAACGGGTAATTAACGGATATTGGGACAACCTTATCGGTAAACATTTTTTTTGCATCTCCCCCTGACTTGGATAGTATACCGTATCGTGAGTCACTGGATATTGTTGCGAGATTAACAACTTCTCCGGAGGCCATGAAGGAGAATCCAGACCTTCTATTTTTAAGGTATGCCATTCCGTAGCACCTATTGTCGGCTTTACAAGCTTCCCAGAATATATAGAATAATCGGTTTGATTCCCTAAACTCTGGCTGACCCACGTCAATTTTGGCCCACTGTAGGTACATAAAATGAGAACCAGTAATGTATGTAGCCACACCTTTATTATTGAACCAGTGGCCGTTTTCTCGTCTATTAAATTGTTCATCTATATATAGTCCCCACTTTGTTTTAAATTCTTCCGGAAGGTCTCTCCAATCAAATATACTTGTTATTGATTTCAGCTCCTTTGGGTACTCCTCTGGAGTCCATTTGTCTGTTTTTGTAGATACTTTTGCCGGTTCTTTTGGCAATGCTATTTTTAAGCCTTGTATTTGATATATTTCCCCTATCTGCCCAGTCTTACTTATTACTACTAGATCTTGGTCCTTGTTGTACCCATAATCCCATTTCTTTAATTTATTTAATCTAGATATGGTGGTTAGCTTTACAGGGGTTATTATACTATATAGTGTTTGTTGATACATTATTTAGATCTTTTTTCCGCAAAACCTGTAAATTCATTTTCATCTGCAACATCTTTTGGCTTATTGTTTAGCAACCGTTCCTCTCCTTCAATCCTATTAAGTATTTCAAATGCGTCAAATATAGCTAACTTTTTTGTAGCAGCTGCATTCTTAAGTCTATCTGCCGATATATCATCTCCAGAATCAACAATTTTTTCTTTTGCCACTTTTATTAATTCCTCTACTGCATCATGCCCAGCTTGGATTATATTCCTCTTCGTCTCCTTGATATTCATATTTGATTGTGATTAAATTTATAGGCACTCGGTATAACCGTTCGCCCTCTATTATGAACTCGTATTCTGCTCCTGGCTTAAACCCTACTAAAGAATCTTCTTCTATTACGTCATTGCCAAACTTAACAACCCCTATTAATGGTCTTTCAAAATTGTTTGAGAACATTTTAGTTTCTTTTATTGGTTTTACAAAACAATAATTTTCCAGAGCATTCCATGATCCATTTCTTTTATAAGCATATATTTGATCTGGCTGTACAAAATAAATGTCTTCACTATAATAATTTTTACTATTTTTTTCAATACCTTTTATATCTCTAAACCTGCGAAATACGTTATGGTGCAATATTACTTCGTCACCAATCTTAAGCTCAGTGGCTTCTCGCACTAGAGGCATGTTAACAATTGTTCCAATACGGTTGGTATACATGTGATTTTGTAACTCTGTGTTTAAAAGCAGCTTGCTATCATCCACTGATATTTCAGATGTAGATCTATTCCCTTTAGGGGCAACCATATAATTAAATATACTTTGTTCTTTTACCATGCTACATCATATTCCACTGATACCGCCATATTTTTGTTAAAGTCTTTCCAGGCCATAATTGTGTCGCCTTTTGATATATATATAGAGTACTTATCTTCTTCTTCCAATATATTAGCTATAGTATGACCGCCATACACTTCCTGTCCAACAGCATAGTGCATGGCGTCATTCTTATAATCTTTCCCGATGCTTATCTTACGAATTATTTGGGACATCTGAAATATTACCTGTTTGTAAGTCAATATTTACAGATCCATACGCTGTTTCTAATTCTTTTTGTACACTTTGTAAATCTGACGTTAAGACTTTCATTTTATCTAGTAAGTCATGCTTGTAAGCTTCCAGCCCACCTATTTGCATTTGCACTGCATTAAGCGCACTAACTGCTGCTTTTAACTGATCTAACTCTTCACTTGTAATTTGTTGTACTGTTTTTTCTTTAGCCATTTGATTTAATTTAGTTGTTTGTGTTTAATTTTTGTGTTTAATATTAGCATGCCCAATTTCTTCTCGCTATGTCATTAGGACAGTCGCCATTTTTATCTGGGTGTTTACATTTTTTAATACCTGCTGATCTTGCGCAGTAAGACTTCTTACGAGATCCGCCTTCTGGTTGAGGTGCTTTTAGATTACCACCTGTTTTATTATTATAGGCCTTTCTTTCAGCCGCGCTCATACCAGCTTTATAAGGTTTTATTCTTTTTAAAGGGGAGCTAGGGGACATTTTAAAAGCCATTATTTGAAGTATTTCATTTTCATTGGTGATTTTTTATTAAAGAAGCCATTTTGCTTTTTAGTGGGTCCATCAGCATTAAGCTCTCGCTTCTCGGTAGAGCCTTTAACTTCGCCTGGCTTATAATCAGCTCCGGTATCTTGGTTTTTACCCGCCGCAAATTTTGCATCTCTTTCCCTTCTTAACTGGTCCTCCTGCTGTTCTTTGGGTGTTTGCCCTTTTGTTACTGCTTGGTCTACACCTGTAACCTCTGTATCGCTTTTGCTCCCCAGGTTTTCCAAAGACTGTTGTTTAGAATTCCTTGTCTCAGTGTCTATGACTACGCCCCTGTCTATAAACTTTTGTTGTTTTATTTTTGCTTTTTTATCTTTATATGCCTGCGTACCTTTTTTAATCAAGTTACCATCTGCATCTTTCTTGCCTCCTGCTCGCAATAATCGCATCTCGTTGCGTTTTTTTTGGCCAGTTAGATTTTTTATATTCCTAATATTTTCACGTCTTTCTGCTGCCCCTTGAGCATCTCCACCTACATTTTTAAATAGGGTTGCTTCCGCTCCTGGTTTTCCTACGTCTGTATTAGGAGCTGTATTAGGAGCTATATTAGCTCCGGCACTGGTGCCTGGATCGTCGCCAACTTTTACTTCTCCAGCTCTTATACCGCGCTTAACTTCATTCTCATAACGTTTTTTCTTAGCCTCTGGGGATTCTTTCTTTATGTAATCCGACCACTGTTGGTTGGTCATTTGTTTTGCGTCTTTTTTGCCAGTTAATGCTCCTGGTGTTCCGCTCTCAGTAATATTTTTACCAGCGGATCCTGTGGTAGTCCCCTTGGCAGAGTCGCCTTTCTCAGGGGCTACATATATTTTTGCTTCTTGCGTTTTTTGCTTAAAAGGGGAAGACATCATTTTAAAAGGTGAGGACATCTTTTTAGTGGGGGCTTGTACCCTACCTACGTTAAGTATAGGCTGTGTTACTTTTCCGTTGGCTGATTTGCTATTCGCTCTTTGGGTTATTGGAATATTTTTCATCGTTTTTATTTTTTTTTTAGATTGTACCTAGTCTTACTTGTGGCTGTGGAACTTCCGTTATAATAGGGGTTATGGGGGTTTTGGTAAGGGTTTGTCCTTGCGCAACTAAGCCATCTGCCACATTAGGTTCTGCAACTCTTGGAACGGTCTCTTTTGCAGCATTTTTAGCTTGCCCC